GTAATCTGTGCTACAATAGGGGCAGAACATTCTTCATGTTTTGCTCCTTACTTTAGAGGCGGCTACAGTCGCCTCTTTCTTTTTGAGTCATTTGTGTTATTCTGAGTGCGTCCCTGACAGTCACATGGTGTGGCTGACACTAGCCAAGACAGGAGAACAAAATGGCTAATACTACTTTTAGCGGTCCAGTGCGCTCAAAAGGCGGTTTCGTAGAGATTGACGAAAACGCTACAACTGGTGCAATCACAGAGAACATTTCTATCACACACGATGGAACAAACAGCGTTGTGATCATCAAAGATTTACCGACTTCTGATCCAACTGTCGCAGGGCAGCTATGGAGCAACTCAGGTGTTGTGACTGTCTCCGCTGGATAAGGAGATAGATCATGGCAGGTCCAGTAAAGGCATATAACTTCGCGCAAGGTGACTCTGCGGCTGTTGTTGGTGACTCACGTTCACGCATCCGTCAGATTGTAATTTACGCGGCTGCGGCTGGCGCATTTACAATCAAGAACGGCAGTGCGTCTGGCGAAACTCTTATTGAGCAAACCTTTTCGACAGGTATGCACCATCTGAACATTCCAGATGATGGTATCCTTGCGACAAGCGGTGCTTATGTAAGTGCATTCACAGGCGCAAGCAACGAATTGACAATCTTTTTGTCATAAGGAGTACAAATGGCTAACTTTCGTTCCATAACACAAGTTGGAACATCTGAGCCATTTGAGCTTCAGGTGGCCCGTGGTCAAATTACGGGTCACAATTCGCTTTTTAAGTTCGGCAACAACTCCACTGTTGGAGACAGTTTGGAAACTATATGGGCAGAAGGTGGCCTTTATAGTTACTTGACTGCGGCAACTGTTCTAAAAGTTTCTAGCTCATCTACAGACGACACTTCTGCGGGAACAGGGGCAAGGACAGTTCAACTGTACGGACTAGATGGTGACTACAACGAAATAAACGAACTCGTTACCTTAAACGGGCAAACTGCTGTAAACACCACGCAATCGTTTTTACGCATAAATCGTATGGTTGTGCGTTCTGCGGGATCGGGTGGAGAAAATGCAGGTGTTATTTATGCGGGAACAGGTACGATAACGACAGGTGTCCCTGCAAATGTTTATGCTTCCGTAAACGGAGTAGTAGGATCAAACCAAAGTCTAATGGCTCTTTGGACTGTTCCTGCGGGATACACGGCGTACTTGTCCCAGTATGACATATCTAATGGAACAACGTCTAACACCCCTGCGGTCTGCAAATTAATCTTGGCGGTGAGGCCACATGGCGAAGTTTTTCAATCAAAAGATGTTAAGTCTTTAACAACAGGGATGCACGTTGAAGAAACTTTTGCAATTCCGCAAAAATTTACAGAAAAAACAGACATAGAAGTACGGGCAATATCGTCTTCCAGCTCTGTCAGTTTTGATATTTCTGCGGCGTTTGAGATTATTTACATTAAAAACGAGGATTGGACAAATGGCTCGTAAAAAAGAAAATCCAATACGCAAAACCACTGGCAAGGGCGGTAATTATCGTAAGACCAAAGCTGGTGCAGGCATGACCAAAAAGGGTGTTGCCGCGTATCGTAAAGCAAATCCCGGTTCTAAGTTAAAAACCGCTGTAACTGGTAAGGTTAAGAAGGGCAGCAAAGATGCAAAGCGGCGTAAATCGTTCTGCGCACGTTCCGCAGGTCAGATGAAGAAGTTTCCCAAAGCAGCAAAAGACCCTAATTCACGCCTAAGACAAGCAAGGAAAAGATGGAAGTGCTAATGGCTGAGAAAACTGTTCACGAAATTGAGCTAGAAATGGTCAAGTTTCAAGCCCAACAAGATCATCTTGTGACTAGCGTTGATAAGCTGCAATCTGACATGAAAGAGATTAAGATTGCTGTTTTTCAAGCTAAGTGGATGATTGTTGGTGCGATTGTTTTTGCTGGTCTAATGAATAGTGAGCTTTTCATGGAAGTTATCTTGGGGATTGGTAAATAATGGCGATTGGTCGCTCTCAAATGTCTCAACAGGTGACAAATCCACCTATGAAGAGAAAGGTGAAGAAAAATGCCAAAAGACGCATGCTACCGAAAGGTAAAAGCAAGGTACAAAGTGTTTCCAAGCGCATACGCAAGCGGAGCAATCGCAAAGTGTCGTAAAGTTGGTGCAAAAAACTGGGGAAACAAAGTTCAAAAGGCTGCTAAAGGTGGCGAGATAATGCCGTCAAATGAGTTTCGCAAGCGTCCAGTGCGCCGTATGTTAGGCGGCGGAGAGGCGATTGCAAATGGATGCGGTAAAGTGATGACAAATCGTCGTAAAGTGACAAAGATGAGCTAATGGCTGTTCGTAAGACAAAAAAGGGTGCTGCACTCAAGCGTTGGTTTAAAGAGGAATGGAAAGATGTCCGTACTGGCAAGGCTTGTGGTCGCAAAAAGGGAGAAAAGCGAGGCACACCATATTGCAGACCAACAAAGCGTGTGAGTTCTAAAACACCAAAAACAGCGTCAGAGATGACATCGACTGAAAAGCGTAGTAGAATAGCCCAAAAGAAGCGTCTTGGACAACCTGCAGGAAAACCGAAGCGCGTTAAGTCGCTTAGAAGGAAAAAGAAATGACCGTATCAGGCTCAACAGACTTTGAATTAGATGTCGCAGAGTACATCGAAGAGGCTTTTGAGCGTTGTGGCTTGGAAGCCCGTACAGGTTATGATTTGCGTACAGCAAAGCGTTCTTTGAACCTTATGTTTGCAGATTGGGCTAACCGTGGCCTAAATCAGTGGACAATCAAGCAAAGAACCATCACAGCGGTAGAATCTGATGGCGATTACACGCTAGATGGCGATGTTATAGACATTTTGTCCGCAGTTGTTCGTCGTAGCGGTACAGATTACACCATAGATCGCATCAGCCGTGATGAATATCTAGCAATTCCAACAAAAACAACGACTGGTCGCATTACTCAGTTTTTCGTTGATCGTCAGATAACGCCCGTTTTGAAGGTTTGGCCTGTGCCAGACAACAGTACAGATGTCATTGTATATGACTGTCTAACTCGTATTGATGACGCAGATACACAAACAAACACTGCAGATGTTCCATTCCGCTTTTATCCCTGTCTTTCCGCAGGATTAGCATATTACATTGCACTAAAACGTGCGCCTGAACGCGTTCAGATGTTAAAAGCAGTGTATGAAGAAGAAATGCGCCGTGCGATTGACGAAGATAGAGATCGTGCATCTTTCCAAATAACACCAAGTTTAAGGAATTATCGCATTGTCTAAATTCGCAACAGGTAAATGGGCCTACGGCATTTCAGACCGATCTGGTTTCAGATATCGGTTAAAAGACATGCGTAAAGAGTGGAATGGCCTTCTTGTTGGTAAAGATGAATGGGAAGAAAAGCATCCACAATTAGAGCCTTTACGTGTTCCCCCAGACCCACAGGCTATTAAAGATGCAAGACCTGAGCCTGATTTGTACCAAGAAAGAAATATTCAGTGGAGTTGGAATCCCGTTGGTGGACCCTCTGACGATGATTTGACTCCTAATAGATTAAAAATGACAGGCTCTGTGGGAGCAGTTACGGTGGTGACAACATGAGTTTTACATACGCACAGCTTAAACAAGCCATTCAGGACTACACTGAAAATGACGAAACTACATTTGTCACAAACCTGCCTTTGTTTATTCGTCAGGCCGAAGAGCGTATTTTAAAAAGTGTTCAGCTTAGTTTGTTTCGCAAGAACGCAACAGCAACCACAACAGCAAGCAATAAATACTTAGCATGTCCAAGTGACTTTCTAGCTCCGTTTTCTTTGAGTCTTGCAGGTGCTGATGGAGACAAGTTCTTTATCGACTTTAAAGACCCTAGCTTTTTGCAAAGCTACACGCCCGATGCAACTACTGAAGGTGCCCCACGTTACTATTCAGTTTTTGATATAGATAACTTTCTCTTGGCCCCGACTCCAGACACAACATATACGGCTGAACTTCACTATTTCTACCGTCCGTTAAGTCTTACAGCGGGTTCTGATAGTGGTACAACTTGGTTGAGTATAAATGCAGAGTTAACTCTTCTTTACGGCTCTCTTGTTGAGGCATATTTATTTATGAAGGGTGAACAAGACATGATGGCTTATTATGATAAGCGGTTTACTGAATCTCTATCTGGCCTCAAGATGTTAGGTGAAGCCAAAGAAACAACAGATGAATACCGCACTGGTAAAGTTATAAGGGCGAAACAATAATGTTTAAGGTAGATGTAAGTGTTCCACAAAACGACTCTATCGTAGGCGTTCGCACTACAGAGAATCGTGGATTTTCACCCGAAGAACTTGCAGAACAGTGTGTTCAGAAGGTGATTTCGGTTTCCGACAGTGCCCATCCGGGTATACGGGACCAAGCCCGTGCTTTTTCAAAGCACATCGAAACGCTTGTTGCATATTATATGCGTCAAGCTATTAGCAGTGACCGCACAACTGTGTATAATGCACTTAAAGACGCGGGACACCCCGACTTGGCTGAACTCATAAGGAGACTGTAACATGGCTTTCAGCGGCAACTACATGTGTACTTCCTTCAAGCAGGAATTGCTGACAGGAAGTCATAACTTTACAAACTCAACAGGTGATACGTTTAAATTAGCGTTGTATACAAACTCTGCAACATTTGATGCGTCTACCACGGACTACACTGCAACAAACGAAGTAGCGAACTCTGGTTCGTATGCAGCGGGTGGTGGTACGTTGACGAATGTCACACCTACAACATCTGGTACAACAGCGTTTACAGACTTTGCGGACTTGACGTTTACGTCAGCTACAATCACCGCGCGTGGGGCGTTGATCTACAACACCACAACGGGTGCTGGTACAGGCACAACTGATACAGTTGTTGTACTAGACTTCGGTTCTGACAAGTCTTCTACAGCGGGTGACTTCCAGATCGTATTCCCAACGGCTGACGCATCTAACGCGATTATCCGTATCGCATAAGGGGCTACCCTATGGCGAACATCACTGGTTGGGGCCGTGGAGAATGGGGAGAGGGTGCTTGGAATGAAGCAGTCCCTGTTCGCGCGGGTCATTCCCTCAACGGGTGGGGTGAGCTTACATGGGGTGAAACCGCTTGGGGCGGTGAAAAGTCTGAAATAGATGCGCTTCAAGGTCAGGTTGGCGTTGCCGTTGTTCGTGAGAACGTAGCGGTTAATGTCACAGGTCTTGAGGCTACAACAGCGATAGGCTCCGTCACTGTTACAGGTGATGGTGTCATTATACCTGATGGTTTGGCGGGTACTGGTACTGTTGGCGATGTAACGCTACGCACTGACCAGAATATTCCGCAGACAGGACTAGAAGCAACAATGGCGGTTGGTTCCGTCACTGTTGTTGAGGGCACGGGTATAACCGTGCCGATTACAGCGTCCCTCGTTGGTACAACAGCGATCAACGGTGTCAGCGTTGTAATTAATGCCTATGCGCCTGCAACTGGATTAGAAGCAGACGGTGGCGTGGGCAGCGTAACCATCAATGCTGGTACTGGTATTGATGTGAACGTGACAGGGGTAGAGACAACTCCTGCGATTGGTGATGTCAGCATAATTGGTGACGCACCGAATATCGAAGTAACGGGCGTTGCAGCAACAGGCGAAGTAGGCACTGTTGATCTGAGAACATTCCAGCGTGTTCCTGTAAATAACATTGGAATACTCGCAACCGCAGAGGTAGGCTCGGTAGAGGCTATTCTGAGTGTGAGGATTGCAGTTACAGGGCTTTCCTCTAGCGCAAGTGTAGGTTCTGTGCTAGTTTATGACCAGATAATTCCTGATCCGGGCACGACTTGGACGGGTGTAACGCCTTCACCGGGCAGCACTTGGACAGAAGAGGAACCTGCGCCTGAAACAATTTGGACTGAAATAGCAGCGTAAAGGTAAAGAAAATGGCTACCTATACAACAAACGGCGGGATCAAAAAGATCGCCACTGGTGATGAATCCGGAACATGGGGTACAAGCACCAACACGAACTTTGACATCATTGACCGTTTAACGAACGGCGTAGTCAACATTACTCTAACAGGGGCTACTGAAACAGTAACCACTTCGGACGGAACCATATCGGATGGTATGAGTAAAGTTCTGGTGTTTGGCGGTACGCCCGGGGTTGCGGTTACAGTTACGATTGCGCCGAATGACGCTCAGAAGGTTTACTTCATTAAAAACAATAGCGGTCAAACAATTACGATTTCGCAAGGGTCTGGAAGCACTGTTGATATTTTAGATACCAGTTCTTCGATTGTTTACTGTGACGGCACAGGAGCAGCAGCTTCTGTTGTGGAAATTACAGCGGGTTCAGCGGCCTCGAACACGTTTGATGTGACTTCGTTTACCGCGACAGCGGCTCAAACCACGTTTGCTGTAACGTATACTGTAGGCAATATACAGGTCTATCAAAACGGTGTTTTGTTAAAAGACACTACAGACTACACTGCGACGAACGGTACATCTGTTGTACTTGCCGCAGGTGCAACGGCAGGCGACAGTGTTGACGTAGTTGCCTATGCGACATTTACCGTCACGGATACATACACCAAGGCGCAGGCAGATGCGCGTTATTCACAGGTAGCGAACAACCTGTCTGATTTGACAAGCGCAGCGACTGCTCTGACCAATTTGGGTGTCACGGCAACGGCTGCTGAGTTGAACATTCTTGATGGTGCAACACTAACAACAACAGAGTTAAACTACGTTGACGGTGTGACTAGCGCGATTCAAACGCAGCTAGACGCTAAGATGACACCAACCTACACAGGTGATGTGGACATTACTGGCGAGTTGATCGTTGACAGCTACAACGAAACCTACGCAGCGGTAACATCAACATCCAACGCTACGACAGTAGACTGTGAGGCGGGTAACGCATTTAGCCACACACTGACAGAGAACACCACGTTTACGTTCAGCAATCCGCCAACAAGCGGAACGGCTTATAGCTTCAGCCTTGAAATCATTCAGGATGCCTCTGCGTCTGGGTTCACGGTCACTTGGCCTAGCTCGGTTGATTGGCCTGCGGCAACTGCACCTACGCTGACAGCGACAGCATCTGCGAAGGACGTTTTCGTGTTCTACACCCGCGATGGCGGCACAAATTGGTATGGCTTCACGGCAGGTCAAGCACTGGGGTAAGTAATGGCGACTAAAAAGAAACTGTTAGAAGCTGCTGCGGGTAGTGCAGGTGGCGGTGCTGCGCTTAACGTAGAAGATGTGTTTTCCACCTATCTCTATGAGGGGAATGGAACAGAGCAAGCTATAGGAAACGGTATAAACCTTGGGCAGTCTAATGATGGTTATTCAGCTTACTTTGATGGGACTGGAGATTACATCAGAGTTAATTCATTATCTATCAGCACTGGTGATTTTACTGTTGAGTGTTGGGGTAAGTTTACCAACACAGGTTCAAACAGAACATTGTTTACTGTAAAAGAAACAGGCATTCAAGTTTACTACCGTAATGCTACATCAGACTGGGCAGTCTATGACAGTGCTGGCGCAACGACATCTGGTGTAAGCGTTAGTAATAACACATGGTATCATGTTGCGTTAGTTAGAAGCAGTGGTACTATTACTTTATATGTTGATGGCACTTCTGTTCTTTCAAAGTCTAATTCATCGGATTTAACTGGTAATATCACTGTCGGTGCTTTCGGCACAACTACAGACCCAATGCGTGGTTGGGTTAGCAACTTAAGAGTTAGTGATACCGCCCGTTATACTTCAAACTTCACCGCTCCTACTTCCGCATTAGAAGTTGATGCAGATACAATTTCTCTTACCCTTAATGATAAATCATTAGTAGATGCTGCATCCTCTAGCCGTGCTGTTGTTGCTAATGGCGATGCTGAAATGCAAGCAGCAGCCCCCTTTGACGCAGCCGATGCTGGCGAAGGTGGTTTGGTTTGGTTTAAAAATCGTAGCACTACCGATGATCATCATCTTTACGACACTGAGCGTGGCACAGGCAAACGAATTTCATCTAACCAAACAACGGCCCAGTACACTGGT